GCAGCTGGGTAGCTGATCAACCAAGAGCATCATTCTTACATGCATACAGATCTGAAGGTAAAACAAAATATAAACCTATATTAGGTTCAGCAAGAGATGTAGTATGAAGAAACTACATTTTAATTTTCAGAACATAGACACCGTGCAGGGTCACTGTCCACACTGTGAAGAAGAAACTATTCTAGTTGCAATTGTTACAGAATTCTATAGATGTGTAAACTGTGGAGCGGACACCAAGCAACATATAAATGGTAAAATTAGTTACATTCAATTAACAGAAAGTGATAAAGATTGGTTAAAGAAACATGGCCAGAAAGTTTAAAGCATTTGTAGAGAGACCTAAACCACGTAAAAGACCAAGGCGCCATTCTAAAAAATTAAATAAACATAAAAAAAGACACATAAAAAAATACAATAGGCAAGGAAGAAAGAAATAGTGATAGTAGAATTACACAATTTTTTATCCAATGAACTATGTGATGAAATAAAAAATGCATGTACTCAAAAGATAGAAAAAGATAAAATTACTTGTGAATACAATCGTCAAGGTAACTCTGTCGAAATAACACAGGATAATCTAAAAGATATTGATCAAAAGTATTTTATTAAAATTACAGACGCTTTTAATAAAAGATTAGTTTATGATTTTAATTTAAGTGGCACACCTGTAAAAGACACGGGGTATGAGTACCATATTTATAAACCGGGAGAAGGAGCTCATCCTCACTTTGATGGTGTGTTTGCGAGTCATCTACCACATCCAAGGATCTTATCTATAGTAACTCACTTGACCACAAACGAAAATGCACCTTTAATTTTTCCTAGAATGAAAAAAGTTGTTCAAACAGAAAAGGGAAAACTAGTAGCTTTTCTACCACATAACTGTTATGATCATTATTGTTATAATAATTCTCAAACCAATAGAGAAGTTTTAGTAACATGGTTTGTTGATAAAAATTATAAAATTGAAAAATGGAAAGAATAAATGGATCATCTAGAGACAATTTTAGAATTAAAAAAAGCACTTAGCCCTGAGTTTATAAAAAGAATGATACCCATTATAAATCATAAAGCTAAAGATTATTTACAAATACAAACAGCTGGGGGGACTGTTGATAAAAAAATTAGAAATGTAAAAGGTTATTCTTTAAACTGCAATGGAACCCCAACAGATTTATTTTATTGGAATTTTGTTAAAGCTGAAATATTTAGATTATATTTGTTGTATAAAAGTAAATTTCCACATTTAATTACTAATAATTTAAACCAGGTAGATTTATTAAAATATAAGGTTGGTGGAAAATATGAAGTGCATATAGATCAGTACACTAATATCCCACGTGTATTAAGTATTATAATGAATTTAAATGATGAGTATGAAGGAGGAGATCTAGTATTTACAGATCAACAATCAAATGAAATAAAAAAAATAAAATTAGGTATGGGTTCAATTGTTTTTTTTCCAAGTAACTTTATGTATCCACATACTATTAAACCAATTACAAAAGGGACAAGGTACAGTATAGTTTCATGGCTCCAGTAAAATTTAAATTAATAAAAAATTTTTTTACAGAATATGAGTTAGAGTTATTACAAAAATATTGTTATAATAAATTAGACTCTAACAAAGATTATAGTTTAGATATTCAATCTTTTTCACCAGCTTGGTATCGTGATCCTCTAATGACTTCAATGTTAGATGTTAAATTACCGTTGGTAGAAAAAGAATCTGATTTAAAATTATTTCCTACTTACGCATATTGGAGATATTATGTTTATGGAGGCACACTAGCAAAACATAAAGACAGACCCTCCTGTGAAGTGTCTGTAACCGCATGTATAAAAAAATATGATGACTGGCCTATCGTAGTTGAAAATCATTTTTTTGAATTAAAAGAAGGAGATGCAATTCTATACGCAGGTTGCGATCAAGAACATTGGCGTCCTGGAACTTATAAAGGTGATGGTCTAGCTCAAGTATTCTTTCACTATGTAAATCAAAACGGACCTTATAAAGACTACGCTTACGATAAAAAATAAAGTGGTACGCGGCCGTTAAGAAGAAGTACCTTTTTCTTGTGAATCTAAAGGTGTGCAATAAAACTTGATATGCATTCTAGTTCTATCAACATCCTCTTTACCCACTTTATGTAATTTATCTACAGATTCTGCATAACCAACCATTAAACAGTCATATAAACTATCAAATTTATCAGGCCATACTTTAGGGGGTATACATCCTACACCCTCTACACCAGAACAAATAATTAAAGTTAGTAAAAATTTCATTTGACACCTATTGTAATATTTGTATATTATCCTATATGATCGTATACAAAGAAAGGATATACTAATTTATGGACATAAGCAAATATAAAAGTCTCGCAGTTGATCATGACTGCTATAATAAAATCGAACAGATGACCAAGCTTCTGGCACCAGGGGTCACTTTATCACGGGCACAAGTCATTCGAATGCTAGTTGAAAAGGAGGCAAAGAAACTTAATGGCAAAGTTAAGTTTACTACCAAGAGCCGTTAACCTACTTGGAGAAACCTTAGACGCAGAAAGAAACTTGTGGAGGAACGTTATAATTGTAGCGTTAGAAGATGCGTTGGGCAAACACTGGAGAAATAAAAGTTATGGGTTACCTAGAGGTAATAACTCAGAAAGAGCAAGAGCATGGTTTACAGAACCTAATAGAGATTTTGCATTAGTATGTCAGTATGCAGGTTTTGATCATGAGTATGTAAGAGAGAAAGCTATTAAATTTTTTAAGGAGAAAGAAGATGAAGAAAAAAATATGCCCAAGGTGCACTGGGAATGGGTACATAAAAGTGAAAGAGAAAGTAACTTGGCCTAGTAAAGAAAGAGACATAGTTGTACAATGCACTATGTGTAACTCGGAAGGAGAAATAGAAGATGGAAATGGACGACAGGGGACCGTTGGATCTGACACGAAGAATTGAAGATCTAGAAAAACAAAAAAAACTTTTACAATCTGCCTGTAGACGTGCAGGTAAAACTATAAAAGAACAGAAAGCAAGATTGGACGCAATAGAAAAAGGAGTGAATTATGAGTCTACGAAAAGCAATGATTAGTGCTTTGAGAGCACGGTACCAAGCTGACATCGAGGAGGCAGATACCACTATAAATATTTATTTAAACAACAGTGTTGGTATTGGAGAACATCCACAACACCTAGAGGAAATAGATAAACAGCTACGTAAGATTGGCCACGCCAAAGAAAAACTAGAAGTGTTGAAAGATTTTGAATGATTAAAGGAGATAGTGCGGAGTATAAATTATTAGCCAAGTGGGCAAACCAATTGTCTAATTTAGATTTTACAGTTAGTGTGGAGATAGGAGTTAGACAGGGTTATGGCACTCAAGTCATAATGGAAAACTTACCTGAACCTAATTTTCATATTGGGATAGATCCTTACGGAGATATTAAATACAAACATGTTGATGATAAAGAAGGCACAGCTCCTTACTGGAAAGATGCTAAGGGTCAAATCATGGTGGACTTCGACGGAAGTTTTAAAGTTCCTACATATCCAAACACAATGAAACAAGATTTTTTAGAGGCTTTTAAAAAGCATGAAAACTTTATTCTATACCAATTAGAAGACATCGAATACTTTAATGCTTTTGGTAATGGTGTGCCTATTTATTATAAAGGCACTAAACGAATCGTTAACACATATGATTTTGTTTTCTTTGATGGCCCACACACAACTGAAGCTGTCATGAACGAAGCTATGTTTTTTGCAAACAGGAGTAGAATCGGCACTCGTTTTGTGTTTGACGATCACGACACGTATAGAATGGATTTGATTGCACATGCTCTCACATTCTATGGGTTTAAAACAATCGAATCAGGGGAGACTAAGATATGCTTAGAGAGGCAGACCTAGCTTACATCGCTGGATTGTTTGATGGAGAAGGCAGTATCCAATACAAACAATACATGCGAAAGCGAACACATAACAGCAAAGCTTACCCAACTTGGGCTATTAGAATGGAAATTGCAATGACAGATAAGTCTGTATTATTGTGGCTTTGTGAAACTTTAGGTACCGGAACGGTACATTCTCGTAAAGTTAGACCGGGCAGAAAGAAGCAATGGCGTTGGCGTTGCAGCCACCGACAAGCTTATTATGTAGCACGACTTCTATGGCCGTACATACACATTAAAATAGAAGGCATACAAAAGATTATAGAACATTACACAAAAGAAGTTTTGATGAATGGTAATGTTGTTAATTTAAAACAATACAAGGAGGCGATGAGTTTAGAATGACTTTTTATCATGGACTAGGATTATTTTTACTTGGTATGTTTGGCATATTGATTGCCATGTTTGTAACATATTTTGTTGTAAAAAGATTGGAATATAATTTACATAAAAGAAAGCCAAAAAGATTTGAGGATTTAGAATGATTTGGAACGGAACCCCGAAGTTTAATTATCAAAAAATAAATAGAGTCGATTCTACTACTGGTCGAGTCTATTCAATTAACGATGAAAGATTGCCTTCTGTTACGACCATATTAGGAGCAACACGATCTGCTGACTCTGAAGCAAAGCTGGCAGCATGGAGGCAAAGAGAAGGCGAAAAAAAGGCAGACCAAATAAGAGATGATGCAGCCGCAAGAGGCACGATTATGCATAGAATATTAGAAGGCCATATAAAAGGTGAAGGCCACATGGATCTAACTAAATTAGGTATGGAAGCAGGCACCATGGCTCAAAACATCATCGATAGAGGCCATTTTAGCCCCCTCACAGAGGTTTGGGGCCTTGAGATGCCTCTATGGTACCCTGGATTGTATGCGGGCGCCTCTGACGTTGCTGGAGTGTATAACGGTCAACCTGCGATAATAGACTTTAAACAATCTAATAAATATAAAAAACGTGAATGGATAGACGATTACTTTATACAATGTGCAGCTTATGCTGTGGCCCATAACTATGTTTATAGAACAAACATACAATCTGGAGTGATTCTAATTAGCGTTAAAGGTGGTGATGTCTTGAGGTATGTATCTGAAGGCAAGGAATTTCAACACTTTATGTGGACTTGGCTAGGTAGAGTTGGACAATACTACAAGCAACAGGCATCTGGAACCATAGTACCTAATGTACCTAAAATATAAAAAAAATAATTATGAGAGACAAGAGCATGGAACAATGGAACAATGGGCTTAAACTATTGATATCATTGACAAATATGCTGCTACAATCTTGTTACAATGTGCTACAGCCTGCTACAGGGAAAATCCCTTCGCGCGCGTGTAATAAAGGTTTTTACAAAACCCTGTTTACATTTTATAAACCCTATGGAAGCCATGATAGCAAAGAAGTCAAAGTATAAATCGGTCGTTATTAAAAAGAAAAGATATTATTTCTACAAAATTACGTGGAAAGATATCACGGGGGACGCCGGGCACAGCGCAGCCCACGAGTTTGCAGGCATGATGCCGGCCATGATGGTTACACACGCTTACGTGTTTAACAAAGATAAGGATAACGTCAGGACGTTTGCAAGTTATGAAATTAACGATGAGTTATTCTCCGACAGGAACGTCTTCCCGGTCGGTTGCATTGTCAAGATGGAGAGAATCTTGTTGTGAATCTTTTTGTTGTTGACTTCTATTTGTATTTTGTTTCGGCTCTTCTTTTACTTTCTCTTTTAACTCTTCAACTGTTACACCTTCTAAGATGGGTGAATAGTCGTCAATTATTTGTTTCATCCTTGATTCTAATTCTTCTGTCGTTAGGTCTTCTAGCTTACCAGTACGGATTATCTTTTGTTCTATATATAGACCAGCCGCTTTTCCTCTCGCAACTTCTGCGTTAACTGCAGCTGACCATGCTCCCTTTTTTAAAGCCTCTTGTCTGATCTTACCTAGTTCACCAATATGTTTTTCATAAGTGACTTCGTATTTCTTTTGCCACTCTTCTCTTAGCTCACCGATATATTTAACTACAAGTGGATATAGTTTTGGATTCTGTAATTTACTTGCATGTTGTCTTGCAGAGTCTTTTGAGTATCCTGCATTGATTGCACACTCTGTTGCTGTGGTTCTACCTTCGTTGGTGACCAGCTCGTATGCAAACTTCATTTGTTGTTCTGTTAGTTTTTTTGGCAATCCCATACTTGATATTTAATACAACTTCGACTATATTTCAAGCTTTGTAGTATGAATGGAAAGTTACTGAGACAAGTATTAGATAAGATGTTAGCCTCTCCTGTTGCTGGTGAAGCAAGGGTTCAAGTATGTTTACCTGATGGAAAATTTTATGATATTACTTCTTTACAATTATTAGAAAATAAAATAATTGGAGCGAGAGAAACTCATCGACTCGCCTTTACAATTCAAGCAGAGACCTGGAATATGGGTAAAGTTTTGAAGAAGATTGACTAGCCTGTTGTAGTGAAATCAGAAACAAAATTTTATCATGAAGTTAAAAAAAATATACGACAAATATCTTGGATTAGAATTGAAAACATTAGCTTACCCGGTACTCCTGATCTATTGGGCTATAATAATAATGGCACCTTTTTCACTGTAGAATTAAAGGTTACAAAAACTAACAAAGTTAGGCTGTCTCCACATCAGATAGCATTCCATGTAAGACACCCACACAACACATTTATCTTAGTAAAGACCCCTGAACCCGGATGCACAAAACTTTATGAGGGATCAAGAGTCAGGGAGCTTGTCGCTTGTGGCTTGGAGCTTGAAGCTTGTTGCTTGACGCTTGAAGCTTGCCGCTTGAAGCTTGAGGCTCTGTAGGCTTGTCGCTTGAAGCTTGTG